AACTGGCGGTCTGCGAAACGGACTTATCCTCGGTGGAGCGGTTACTGCAACAGCAAGCGCAAATGGAACTGGAATAGACAACACCGCTTCTACCGCTGCTGGGGCATCGTCTAATGTTCATGTAACTGCGAACTCGATGGATGCTGCAACAGTAATCAAAGTTCAACACTCGGCAGACGATATAACCTATGCAGATTTGATTACTTTTACCTCGGTAGCAATAGCGACCTTGACAAGCGAATCAAAAACAGCAACAGGAACAATAAATCGTTACCTCCGCTACCAAGTCACCCCCGCTGGGAGTGGAAGCATTACATTTTCAATATCACTATCTAGGAGAAATTAACTAATGGCATTCGTACACGGAAAAAATGGCGCATTTGAGCTTGATAACTCATCTGGCACTCTTACTGCACTATCGAGCATTTCAAACGAGTTCTCGTTTAGTCAGTCTATTGAAACAGCAGAAACCACTACCTTTGGTTCGGCAGCTAAGACTTACATCACAGGTCTAAATGACGCAACCATCTCGCTAAGCGGGTTGTTCGATGTAACCACCTCAACGGTCATTGAAGGCACAATCGCTGCTCTAATTGACGGCACAAACGCTTCTGCGTCTCTAAAATTTGGACCTGCGGGCAACACAAGCGGCTACAAATCTTACTTACAAGAAGTCATTGTAACGAGTTTCGACATTAGTGTTCCTGTAGGAGATGTAGTATCATTGTCAGTAGAGTTCCAGAGAACTGGCGCTACTACAATAGGCACCTACTAAACCAAAGGAGCAACAATGTCCCTTCGTGACAAGATTCTCGCAGTAACAAACGACACCCCTAGCGAACTAGTAAATGTTCCAGAATGGGGAGTAGATGTTCTAGTTAAGGGCTTTAGCCTTGGAGCAAAGGATGATTTCCTTACTTCGGTTTACGACCCAGAAACTAAGAAGTCGGACATCAAAGCGTTTACAGTAGGTGTCCTTATTGGATGTGCCTATGACCCCGAAACTGAAGAGAGACTATTTACCGAAGCGGATGTCCCTGTGCTAAAGCAGAAATCTGCCGCTGCTATTCAGCACATTGTGGATGTTGGTTCACGCATTTCAGGTCTAACTGATGATGCAATCGAGGTGGCTGGAAAAAAATCCTCCTCGACAACGAGCGAAGAGCTAGATTCCTAGTAGCTGAAAGGTTAGGGCGTTCCGTAAGAGAATTAGAATACGGAAGCCCTGCCTTTTTGCCACTATCGGGGAGCGAGTGGGCGGAATGGCTGGCAATATTAACAGTCATTGAACCAGACGAGCGGCGTAGGGCAAACTCTAGAGGAGCTTAGAATTGGCATCAGTATTTGAAGTAATGGCGAAGCTAACCGCCAACACAGCCAATTTCGATGCTGGAATGGATAAAGCCAGACAAGAAGTTTCAAAGCTATCTAACGCTACTGAAAAAAGTGCTGGTAAAACAGGAAAAGCCTTCAAGATTCTTGGCGGTGTTCTAGCTGGGGGACTACTCGCTGGAGCAACCGCAGTTGCTGGAGTTCTCGCTAGTGGTGTCTCTCGATTGTCGGGCATTGAAGAAGCGCAAGCAAAACTAAAAGGGCTAGGTAACACTACAGAACAAGTTTCTGGCATTATGGCTGATGCCCTTAGCGCAGTAAAAGGCACAGCATTTGGAATGGCTGACGCTGCTACGATTGCGGCAACCGCAGTAGCGGCTGGAGTGCAACCGGGGGCTGAGCTTTCTGGCTATCTAAAAACAGTTGCAGACACAGCCTATATCGCTGGGGTAAACCTAAGAGATATGGGTTCAATCCTAAACCAAACAATTACTACTGGTAGGGCAACCAACGATACCCTACAGCAATTAGCTGGTAGGGGTATTCCTATCTATGGGATGCTCGCTGAGCAGTTCGGCGTTACCGAAGCGGCTATTAGCGATATGGCGGCTAGTGGGCAAGTAAGTGCTGACATGCTCCAAGAAGCCCTTAATAATAAAATTGGTGGGGCAGCTCTAAAATCTGGTGAGACAGTTCAGGGTGCTTTCGCAAACATGAACGCATCTTTCCAAAGAATGGGTGCAAACATAGCTGGACCCGTTTATGACCAGTTCCAAGGGTTCTTTACAGATGTCATTGGGGCTATGGGTCCCCTCGAAGCTCGTGCAAAAGACATGGGGGTTGAGATTGGCAATGCGCTTGAGCCAATCATGGAAAGCCTCATAGATGTCTTTGTTCCTCTTATCGAACTGGTGTTCGACCTAATAACACCGTTGCTTGAACTCATAAACGCACTTAAGCCTTTGTTCGACATAATCAAGCCCCTAGCCGATACATTTGGAAAGCTTGTAAAAGTAATCATTCCTCCTTTAGTAAAAATAGTTGGAATTATAGCTACTGTTTTCGCAGAGCTAGTTTCGCAAGTATTACCCCTCATAGAGATGATTCTACCAACTCTAGCTAATTATCTAAACAATTATGTTGTTCCTGTTTTGGACTTTTTGGGCAAGATTCTTATGGGAATAATCATTCCAGCGTTTGTGGCGATGGCGAAAGTAATTATCGAAAGATTCATGCCAGTCATAAACGGCTTAGTTCAGGTATTTCAGGATTATGTTTTACCAGTTCTTGAAAGCTTTGGTAATTTTGTGATGAGCGAGCTACCCAAAACCCAGAAGATGTTTGAGCGTGTATTTGGCGGAATTGCAGATGCAATTACTTGGGTTTGGGAAAATGTCCTGAAGCCTGTTTTTGGTTGGCTTGCAGATGCACTAGGCATAGACATGAGCGGAATTGGAGAGTCCTTTAAGAAGGGCTTTGATAACACTAGCTTTAGCATGGATTTTGACACCATAACTGCCGATGCTGGCTTTACCAGTAGTAACGCAATAAGCATTGGAACAGACATTGGTGGGGATTTCGGAACAGCACTAGCCACCTCTACATCTAGCGCAATAAAAGCCTCTGACCCGTTTGCTGAATTTATAGCTGGTCTAGAAGAGAGCATGCGTAAGGTTGTGGCAAGAGCAAATCTTGAAAGCATGGGTCTTGGAGTTGGCTTTATCGAAGCAGTCCTTGGCGCAAGCGACTGGGAGATTGTTTACAAGAGACTCATTTCAGGAACATCCGAGTTCATTGGAAACATTGAAGAGCTATTTAGCAAAACTGAAGCTGGAGTAGCCGAGCTGGAGCAAGCAGTAGTTGACGCTGAGGAAGCCCTCGCACGGCTAAATGAAGATTTAGCAACCTATATCTCTAAAGCAGAGCAGTTTACAGGCAAGCTAAAGGGACTCTTTGCACAAGCTAATCCATTCGCCGCCCTTCTTGACAAGCGAGGAGAGTTTGAAAAAGAAGTTTCCGATACCTTTACTAATTTCTATGAAGCTATTTCTGAAGGCATGAAAAGCGGATTATTCGATTCAGCCGTTTCTGAAGAGCTTTCTATCCTTACTGCTCAATACGAACAACAGCTCGCTACAATCGCCAAGAGGGTCGATGAGATAGACCATGAGCTTAAGGGATTATATACCATTAGAGAGGCTGCTAGGGCGTATCAAGAGGGCATGAGCGACATCCTAGAGGCTACTCAGCCATTATCTAGGGTTGCCGAACAAGTTGGAAGATTCGAAGCTCAAGTAACCAACTCATTTAATGCAGTAAACAGCAAAATCAATGAGGGATTGAAGATTGGATTATTTAGCGAACAAATTGCCTCTGAACTAAAATCTACTGCTGCTCAAACAAATGCCACTCTTATGGCGATTGCCAGACAGCGTGACAAACTTGCAACAGCTTATTCTGAGTTCACAAACAGGCTAAACGCTTCTCGTGATTTCCGTAACGCAACTAAAGATGCAATTATGGGAATGGCAAACATTACCACCATTGGTAAGTCTGCCCGAACCATGATTAGAAACTTGGGCAAAACTGTCGAGCGAACAGAAACCTTCCGAGAGCAACTTGGGACACTTCAGCTATTAGGTCTGAATAAAGAAGCCTATAACCAGATTGTAAACAGCGGGTTGGATGTTGGAACAGCTACCGCTAAAGCAATTTTGCGTGGAGGACCCGAAGCAGTTGATGAAATAAACAACCTCTTTTTCAAGATGGAACTTGAATCAAGCCGACTCGCAGATGATGCTGAGAAGTTCTTATTTGATGGTGGAGAACAAACCATACAGGGC